TTTTTGTGAACCAGAAAGCATTGTTAGTTCCATCAGGGAAAATATCTTGTTTCGCATTGTTTATTTTGTCGCATCCTTAAAAACGGGGTTTTAAAACCCAGATTTTTGATAAATTGAGAATTTAGGCATTGAGATTAGGTGAGATATGGATCAACGGATTGTCGCCCAAGAAAAAGATGCGGAACGTCTCGCCAATGGACAGCCTAGCTCCCGTTTGATTCGGGTTCGATTCTCTTAAGCTTTTTCCGAAGACGATAGGCTCTTATATACTCAGCGCGATCGCGTTTTCTATCGTATTCTCGCCGCTTGATTTTAGTCTCAGGTTTTGCTCGGTAACGCTTTTGGGCATTTTTGAGCGGTTCATTTTCGGGGTAGGGGATGACCATAAAAGATTTTTTTTGGGCAAAAGGTTGACATCCCTAGTGTAACCGACTATATTGGTAGATGTAAAGCAAACGGGTCGCCGCCGTAACGGGCGATAAGAGGATACGATGAAACGCTTACAAAAACGCCTTGCTCAACTCGAAGCCAAATTACGCTACATGGCTTCTAACAAGTTTTCCCCCGCAAAATTATTTCAAGTTATCAAAAGTATTTTGACGGTAGAGGCAATGATTGAAAATATGTCTCAACCCCAAAAAGATGATTTTTTCTACAATTTTGAGCCAGATAATAGCCATGCAGAAAAAGCAGAAGCAATGGCGGCGCAGATTGCCGATTGCCTGCCTATTAAAAATAATGCTCAATATCAAAATATTTTTTCTGCCGCTTGTGACGTTCTTGAGAATCGTTGCACATTTGAAGAAGCAGTTGCTCGTTTAACTAGCAAAAAAGTAATAATTCTTCGCTAGTTAATGGGCGGGGCGCGATCGCCTAATCCGCGCAAAATAAACATTCACACCTGACGACGAGGGTAACGGTCGCAAAAGTATCATGGCAAAGATTGAATCTGGTTTGCAAAAAGCGTTAGTTGCTGAACGCAAAAAACGCCAAAAGGCAGAGAAAACGCTTCAGAAATATATGGAGCAATACGCCGAATTTGTGTTTATCACTGGGCCGCTAGAAGGATGTCTCGCAGATGATCAAGGGCTATGGCGTGAGTTTCACAACGTTGAGACTTTTGAAGATGCCGATGCTGATATGCAAGAGCGGTTCAAAAATTCCCAATACTCGGATTGGGATGAGTGGATTCACTCTTGGGAAGTAGAAGATCGCCGGTAGTTTATCCGTCCCCTCAATCGAGGGGATTAAACCAATGAAATGTAAATTCCCAGAATGTAATAGAGATGCTCTGACAAAGGGATATTGTGGAGGGCATTATCGCCAAATTCAAAGAGGGCATCAAATATTAACTCCCTTGAATAAAAATAAAACAAAGATGGTAACATATTGCCTCCTTACAGGCTGTGATGCGGAGTCTTATTGCAAGGGTTACTGCCGTCGCCATTATCATCAATTCAAAAATGGACAGTTATTAACGCTTGAAAGAAAAAAAATCCCTAAAGAAAAAGATGCAATTTGCAGTTATGAAAACTGCAACTATCCTCAGTATGCTAAGGGATTGTGCCAAAAGCATTATTCCGCTAGAAGATACTCGCCCAAGAAAAGCAATTTAACCGTCTTGAAAGAGGAAAATCAAAGGTTAAAATCAGAAATTGAACAATTAAAAACCAAGCAATACCTTGATTCCAATCACGGATATGATTGCCTCTGTAGCTTTTGCGCTAAATTTCACCCACTCGGATAAAGCAATCCACTACGATCGCCGATAAACAATCAACCCCCTAGCGATAGGGGGTTTTGCTTTAATTGACAAAACGACAAATCGGAATCCCATTGACCCAAGTGCAGTTTACTCGCCAAAAGGCCGATTCCTGTTTGATTGTTTCTTGGGACTGGGGAGCATTAACGGCGGCGATACTCGGAGAGGCGATCGCGGGCCAGTTTTGGGTTTTTGCTTTCCCTGATTTGCTGAAAAAGATTAATTTACGATGGCAGTCCGAAAGCAAGAAAAAAGGCTGTATAAATTCATAGTGGGGAGATTGACCTAGTTTCTCCCATGAATCCACTTCAACGAATCGCGGCCAAAATCCTCAGAATCCCTACTGAACAGCCCGTCAAAAAGCGGGCCTATAGCGGCGCGGCTCGCCAGGGGGTTTCGGTTTCGGGTTGGTTGGCGATGGGAACCTCTGCTGATGCGGAAATCTGGTCATCTCTCGCTACGTTGAGGGCAAGGGCTTGGGACGTTCATCGGAATGATGCCAACGTTCACGGGGCAATAGAGATGATTGTCTCCCAAGTGATTGACAAGGGTTTGATGATTCAGCCCAAGGTCAAAATGTCACGGGGGAAAGGGTTAAATACGCGGGTCAACCAAGAAATTATTGATAAATTTGAGCGATGGGCAACTAATAAGGCATGGTGTGATACCAGTGGCAAACACACTTTTTATAAGGCTCAAAAGACCATTCTCCGAAGTCTGATTGTGAGCGGTGAGGTATTGGTACGGATTGTTAAACAACCTTTTGCCGATAGTCCGATCCCCTTTGCTCTGGAAATTATCGAGCCTGACCAGTTAGACGATCGCCAAAATAGTCGCATGGCTAACGGTAACGAAGTCAGGATGGGCGTGGAGGTGGATCAATGGCGGCGACCGGTGGCTTACCATATTTTGCCTTGTCATCCTGGGGATGTAGGTTTTCGGACTCAGAGTTATAGTCCTGTGCGAGTACCGGCTGATGAAATTCTGCATCTATGGAATTGGCGGGGAGTGAGGCCGGGTCAAACTAGAGGGGTTTCGGCCTTGGCCTCGATTATTATTGAGAGCCGTAATCTATTGGGCTATAAGGAGTCAGAGCAGGTCAAGGCTCGGATTCAAAGTTGCATCATGGGGCATTACCAACGGGAATATCCAGACGTGGAGCCGATGGAGACGGATGAGGAAGGCTATCGGGTTTTTACGATGGAACCGGGCATTATCGAGGATTTACCGCCGGGGGTGACGTTCAACGGCTTTGACCCCAGTTCTCCTAACCCGAATTTTAAGGATTTCTTGCTACAGGGACAGCGTGGCATGGCCCAGGGAATGGGCGTGGCTTCCTATACCGTGACGGGGGATTTAAGTGATGCGAATTATTCCAGTATGAGAACCGGGATGCTAGGAGAGCGCAAAAATTATGAACAATTACGGGATGATCTGGCAGAGGATTTAATTTCGCCTATCTATCGGCAGTTTCTGGATATTGGGGTATTGTCGGGGTTTCTGAAATTGCCCCGTGACTACGAAACGCGGCGGGATTTTTACTCGGTGCATGAGGTGGCCGGGTCTCCCTGGGCTTGGATTGACCCGTTTAAGGATATGCAGGCGAATCAGTTGGCTCTTGAGTCAGGCTTGACTACCAAAACCCGTCTTCTAAAAGAGCAGGGGATTGAGTTTGAGGATATTTGCGCTGAACTATCCGAGGAAAAGGCGATCGCTGAACGGTATGGGGTGAGTTTTGAGCCTATCCCAAGCCCACCGGCCCTTGATTCGGGGGATGAACCGAAACTGATAGCGGCGGCGATCGATGATGAAAGCCCTCCTAGTTTTCCTGATTCTGGGGTGACTGAGGAGAAGGCGATCGCCCCACCAAAACGGATTCCAAGAAAGCAGAAAAAGAGGATGGCGAAATGGAAATAAATCAAGTTTTACAGGGTGATTGCTTGGAATTAATGAAGCGATTACCTGATAAATCCGTTGATGCTGTGATTACCGATCCGCCCTATGGCATTGGGGTTTCTCATTGGGATAAGGCGATTGATATAGAAGCCTTCACTAAAGAAGTTAAGCGGGTCTCAAAAGATTTTTATTGCTTTTTCGGACAAATGCCAACGGTAGTTAACTGGATTAATGAAGCTAATAATCAGCGCATGAAATACCGTGAACATATTGTCTGGGTTAAGCGTAACGTTACACCGGCTGGGAGGCTCTCTCGCTGTCAAGAATCCATCTTTGTTTACGGCGATCGCCCTAAGTTTTATCAGACTCGCGGCCCGTTTGAAGATGTTAAAATCCCTGGTGTGTTGTTTGACGTGGCAAGTATTGAGGGAATCCAGAGGGCCTATTCTGAAGCTCAAGCAATGCTACAAGACAAGCCGTTGTCAAGAGAACGGGGACAATTCAGGCAACCAGAATTTAAACGAATTGCTAATTTTCCGAATCAAATGGAGAGAGCGGTTAAGGATTGCAACTATACAAATGTTTGGAGTTTCTTGCCTCCCCAATATTCAGTCGGAAGGGCAGGAAAAGGCGAAAATTTTCACCCGACAGAAAAGCCCATTGAAGTAATAAAGCGATTGGTAGAAATGTTGGTTCCTGAAAATGGGATAGTTTTAGACTGTTTTGCGGGTTCAGGCACAACCGCGATCGCCGCTCTCAACACTGGCAGAAACTATATTTTGATGGAGAAAGAATCAGAGTATATCGAGGTTATCCATAAACGGATAGCGGCTCATACCGTGCAGTTGTCCCTCGCTGTATAAATTTAAGCTGTCCCTAGTTTCAAGGGTGAAATTATGGGCATTGATATTGAAAAAGTCCTGGGTAAGCCGGGCCAGCGATTCCTAAAACTGGCAGTAGAACCCGTAACAGAGGGGAAAACCACCTATCGCTTTTCCTGTGCATCGGAAGAGCCTTGTGATCAATGGTGGGGTAAGGAAATTTTGAGCCATGATCCCGCCTGTGTGGATTTAAACCGAGTTCAAGGGATGAGTTTTGTCTGGGAACACGGTCATGATCCGACAGTCGGAACCCGGCCCCTGGGTAGAGTTGTTAATTGGGAAATTGGGACTGACCGGCGTTCCTATTGTGAAATTGAATGGGATGATCACGAAGTCGCTCAGAGCTTTAAAAAATCCGTTGATAATGGCATTATCTCCAATGTTTCGATTCGGTACATGGTGCATGAAGCCGTAGAGCGTGATGGCTGTATCGTCTGTACCCGTTGGGAACCCATTCATGCCTCCCTAGTGAGTGACCCGGCAGATGCGACGGTAGGGGTTGGGAGAAGTTTGGAAAGCCCTGGCGATGAGGGAATGGAAAAGGAAACGGAGGTCAACATCACCATTAATATTGGCACTTCTGAGGGTGAGGATGAGGACGACGAGGAAGAAATGGGAGAAGAAATCCCCATTTTAGAAGGGGCCTCTTGTAATCCCTTGTATAAATCCATGATGGGAGAAAAAGAAACGCCAGGGGGGACTATGGCAGAAATTGATATTAATGAGTTGCGATCGCAGGAGAAGGAACGGCAACGTTCGATCCGTGCGATGGGGGACACTTACGGTAAGGCGATCGGTGCTAAGGCGATGGAATTGGTTGACACACTGATTGACAGCGATAAATCCGTAGAGGAGGCCCGTAGTGCCTTTGCTCAGGAAGTTGAGCGGGCATTAGGTAAACAAGCCCCCCTAGGCGGGTTTAGTCATCCTGTGCAACCCCGTGATTATTTACCGGGATTCGGGGAAAAAGAAGACCGCCAGTATAGCTTTTTGCGGTTGCTTCGTTCGATGATTCCTGATTTTCCCGATGAGTATGGCAAAAATTGTTTTGAACGGGACGTCTCCCAGCAAATTGCCCAACAAATGGGCGGCGATCCTAATACCATTCGCATTCCGACCCGTAACCTAAGCCGCTATGGCCAGCGGGACATTCAACAGGTAGGCTCGGCTACCCTGGGCGGTAACTTGGTGGCTCAGGATTATCGGGCCGATATGTGGATTGAAGCCCTTCGCAATAAGGCTGTCGTTTTTCAGTTGGGAGCCAAATTTATTACCGGGTTAAAGGGTAACGTGGCTTTCCCGAAAGAAACGGGGGTCAGTACTGCCAGTTGGATTAACGAAAACGAGCCGGCCCCGGAAACC